CGCCTGTTGTGCTGAACATAGTTATGGTCCCGGTGATTCAGATTTAATCGGTATACGAATCATACCATCACGGAACTCATCGCGGCGACGTCTACCCTGCTGCTCGATGCCCAGACCCTGTATTGCCAGCTTGTAGCTGTTGTCGAAGTAGCCCAGCATTTCAGCAGGACCCTTGGTGTAGCTGTAGGCCTGAATCAGGCAGGCGTACAGCAAGGCTTCAGGCGCATTGTCGCTGATCCACGTCGTTGGGTTAGCAGAGGAAAGCTGCGTAGGCCTGTAGAGATAGCCCAACTCCACCGTGTAATTGCTGTTCGGAGTAGGGGCCACATAGAAAGTGTTCTGGTCCCACACAGAATAGTACTTTGGAACTCCAGTTGCGGCTCCGTCTGCCCAGTACTCTTTCATGAATGAGGTGTCTCGGAAGTCCAAGAATATCTGGTCGTCATCAACGGTGATCATCATGTAACGGTGAGTCAGAAGATCGCTCGGCGCACTGAGAAACTTGTTTCCACTGGTCATCGTGCCGGTGGATTCTTTCTTGAAGACATCAAAGTCGATGTCACGAAGAATGCGGTTCTCGGCCATGGTGATGAACGTATTGATGACCGATGCGGTGAACACGTTGCTGTCCACCTCAGTGTAGTTTCGAATATTAGTAACCAGCTCGTCGTATGTCATCAGGTTATCCCCACAGTGACCTGCCCAACGTAGCCCACTCCTTCGACAGCATTCTGCTGCGGGAAGGGCTGCATGTTCACGGTATTGGAAGCACTGCCAATGCTTTGAAACGCAGAGTCTGCAGGCACTCCCAAGTAAACAACTACGGGTTCAATTCTATCAGGTCTTGGGTCTCTTAGGGCTACCGCGTCGCCACGATAGTTCAATGGATCCAGTTGAGGTTCTTTCGGCTCGTAGTCCTCAGGACACACCATAAAGCCCCGCCAGTTTTTGCGCAGAACCTGATAGGGGTAGCGTTGGCCGCAATAGTCGCAAAGGCCGAAAGAGAATTTCCCTGTCGCAAAAGCCATCTCACCCTCCGAAATCCGGAACAATGTGAATGCTTGCGGTGTCCCTGTCCTCTAAAGCAGCGCGTTGGAAGTCTTCTTCGTATAGCTGTTTGAGCCCCGCAGTGCGCTCGGGAGCAAACTTCAAGGAAAGCATGTATGCCAGCCCCGACGCCAAGCAGGGAAGAAACCTGAAGTTGACGTCCGCCGTGTTGGCGTAGCTTCCCGCATCTTGAATGCGCCGGATTCGGTAGTACACAAACGTGTAAACCTGATCAGCAGCTGGGTACAAGAAGACCTTGGTGGGGTTGGCACGCTGCACGTAATACTGCGCAGGGCGAGCTTGCGTCAGCTTATCCGGCAGTTCCAGATAGTCCTCTCGGCTTATACGATCCACCGTGACGTCTGTCTGCTGCCCCTGTTGAGTCAGCCGAATGACTGCCGACAGCACGTTGATAGTGTCAGACGGTAGCGTCAGCTCCCGGCTACCCTGCACCAGCGCGTAGGTAGCCTCTTCAATTGTCCAGAGGTTCAGTCCCCGGTTGGCCCAATCAAGAAACAGCAGGTTCAGGGAACGACGGGCGGACGTGAGCTGATAACCAGAGGTCATCCTCATGCCGCACCGCTCAAACGACTCTTCAATAAGGTCGTCTATGTTGAGGTTGAAGTCCGTCGTTCCTGAAGTAGCCATCAGTCACACGCCATGCCGCCTTTGCGGTACTTCTTGGCCATGCCGCCGCCCATCATACCCATCGCCATTTTCTTGTGCTGGTTGATGGCCATGCCGCCCTTCTTCATCATGACCGGGCCAGTCTTTCGGCTGGTTTCGGAAACCATACGATTTTTCGGACCACTTTCAACGCAACCGCCGCCTTTGGTAGCGGCACCCATTCCACGTCCAGCCATTTTACTTACCTCTCGTCTTCATGGCGCGGCCTTTAACGTCCGCAGTTTTACGCTTCACGGCCCGGCCCATGTCATCCGAGGCCATGCCACCTTTTTTCATTTTGCCTACGCCGTCCGCAGCAAAGGCTGGAACCTTTTTGCCGTTTTTTTCGACCATCTTCATCTTGCTTTTCATCACTTGCTCCTTTTTTTCGCCGTCTTCGCAGACTTTTTGAATGCAGTGTCGGTAGGGGCACCTTTGCTGCCGGGAACACGCATAGTCTCCCCCGATCCGGCTTTGATGCGCTCTTTCTTTGCATTGATGTTTGCGTACAAGCCGCGTTTAGTTGCCATCAGCATTTCCACCTTCGTCGTGCCTGCCGAAGCCGGCTGTTTGGGTCTTTTGCCGCCTCTGGGAAGTCCTTCATTTGACCAGCTGATCGCGCGCAAAACGACTTGCGGCGCTTGGCGCGAGCAGGGGCGGGGCTGTCCTCGGTCACCGCAGTCTTGAGCTTGCTTCCCGGATTGGCTTTGCGGTATGCCGCTACGCCTTTCTCAGTCATGCCAGCGCCCGACTTGGTAGGCCGAAAGTTACCAGACTTCACCGAAGTCTTGATACCCATGCCCTTGCTCTTGGTTGCCATTAGGCAGCCGCTCCGCCTTCAAACAACAGGGTCACGCTTGTGACCTCAGCACTGCTGACATCGATAAAGACCCCGGTTTCAAACAGGATGCCCATGTCAGGGATGATAAGGTCATAGCCGCCAGCTGCTGCAGGAGTGTTGAGCGTCAGCTTGGCAGTGCCAGCAGTTGTTGTGCCGTCCTTGAGACTAAAGGACGCTGCCGTGCTGCTGCATGTGTAGTACACGCCTACAACTCGGGTGCGTCCCAAGACGGCAGAAGCATCCGCAGTCTTGGTGACCGTTTGAATATTACTGAAGCTCATGCGACTTACTCCTTAATGAGGCCCTGTAGTATCATCGCTTTTCGCGCAGCAGAGCCCACGGGAGGCAGCTCTGCGGGCACAACGATGGGCTCCTTGGTGGGCTCCTTGGTGGTCTTCTTGGCCGGTTTTTTGGCCTTTTCGACGTCACTCATGGGCTACTCCTTATCGGGTCTGCGCGCCGAAGATGTAGTCAAGCGTGGTGGCACGGGTGCCTGTAGCACTGCCAGAAAGACTCATCGCCGCCAGCGTAAGGTTCTCGGTATCAGGGATGTTGGTCAGGTGTGTTGCAACCAGTTTGCCATTGACGAAGAACCGGACGCTGCCCGTGCCGACTACTTGAAAGCCCAGAACGACATAGGTGTCGTCTGCCAGATCGACGCCAGAATCTGTGGAAGTCTCAGTGCCACCCTTCTCTGTTTTGCACAGAATCGAAGCATTGCCGTCGTCCACTTGGAACACGATGCGGTCAGCAGCGGTCAACATGGCCTCAGGGTTGGTTACAAAGTTCACTGTCAGGCCTGCACAGATGTCAGTCTGGTCAGCATCGTTGCACTTCAAGCGAGTCTGGAAGTAGAGCACCTTGTCAGCATCTACTGAAAAAACCTCGTTGCCTTGGATAGAGGCACCATCATTGTCAGTGGTCGCTGCGGATGTCAGCGCAATTTCGCCACCCACTGTGTCAGCCACGATAGCAACCGAGGCGCTAGTGTCTTTGACCACGGTCCAGCTGTTGGTGGTGTCGATAGCCACTCCAAGGAAGTCGTCCATCAAAGAGAAGACGGACAGATTAACGCCGATTGGCATCTCTGCCATGCCAGCAAAATAGGGGGTATTGTTTGCGCCAGAATAGACCAGCGGTCCAGAGTAATGGGTATTCGCCATTTGAAAATCCTCACATGCGAGTAGTGCGCTTCAGTCTGCATGTCGTCCGCCCGGTCGGTCTGCAGCGCGTAAGGTGTTCCGGGGATGCGACATTTATACCAAGGTTTCCCCAGAGTGTCCAGCCAATAAAAAAGGGCACCATAAGGTGCCCTTTTGGTCTTTCCCGAACCGCTGTTATGCAGCGCCGGGTGAGCCGAACAAACCGCGTGGGTCACTGAAGCCAAAGCTGTATCGCTCACGTGCCTTGTAGCGCACGTTGCCAGTGTCGAAGTCACCTTCAAAACCAGTCTTCATGGATACGCGCTCAAACATCTTCATGCCGTTCGGGGCATCGGTCTTGATGAACCATGCGTCCGGATCGGTCAGGTAGTGGTTCACAGTGTAACCCTGTGGAACCATGCCCATGTTGCGAATCGCGTTGATGTCGTTGTCCGCTGTGCCTACGCGCAGGGTTGACTTCATAATGCGATCTGCAGTGAACATCAGTTCCTTCGGGATGATCAGCTTCAGGCCTTGGATAGCAATCTTCAAGCCACGCTCATCAGTGAAGGCCGCGATGTCGATCAGAGCCTGTTCCAAAGAAGTCTCGGAAAGGTCTGCCGGCACTGCCAGCTCATTACGCAGGTTCGGTCCGCCCAGTGTTGGGTGGTCGTCTGCGCAAAGAGGCTTGCCGTCACCGCCCACGGAGGTAGTGAAAGCGCCGTTAAGGATGGCAGCAGCTTTGATCTGCTTGGTCTGCGCCATTGAGCGAGCCAGCGCCTTGGTGTAGCGGCCAGAGAGACGGTCGTAGAGGTTGTCCTCAACGGCTTCTTCTGTCAGCGAGAACGCCAGTGCAATAGTCTCGTGGGTGTAGCGCGCGGTGTAGACTTCCTGCGCGCTGTCATATGCAACACCTGCGCCTTCAGCCTTGGTCGGAGCTTCGCCGAAACCAGACAACATTACTTCCTCTTCAAACGCACGGTCAGAAGATTCGATGTCGTAAATCTCGGTGTGTTCCTTGTCGTAATTCGCGTACTCCATACCGAACAGAGCGTTCAGGCCGGGCTCAAGCTCTTTAACCAGTTGGGCTCTTGAAATAGCCATGATCTACTCTCCTATTGTCCAGCCACGCCTGCACTTCCGTACAGGTGTTCGTTGATTTTAACCAGCACAACAGCGAATTCGCCAACCTCGTTCCCCGGAACATTGTACAAATCAATGATCTTGAGGTTGAGGGCTGCTGCAGTAGCAATGGTAGAAGTGTTCAGCTCCATACCAGAAACCCCAGTGGTGGAGTTTCCTGTGCCCACAACAACATCAGCGTTTTTGCCATAGTTGGTAGCGGCCGAAGTCCCGTTGTTCTGAATAATGAACAGCTGGTTAGGGTCGTCCAACACGTCCGCAGCAATAGTGCCTTGGGTAATGTTCACCGAACCCGGGTAGTAGTTCTTCCAAGTAGGCTTGCCACTGGTCGGGTCGATGTAGTTACAACCATTGAAGACACCTACCGCAGCCGTGTGAGTGGCTGGGTCGAACTGGAGAATGTAGCCATCTTTGAGGGTAACAAGATCGCCTTGGTAAATTGCTCCTGCCTGATTGTCCGCTATCTTGTAGCCATACTGCTTTTGAGCGCCAGTGGCTGACAAGTTTCCGAGAGGACGAAGACCGAAGGCTTTATCGTTATTTGCCATGTGTCTATTCCTTTGTAAAAAAGTTATTTAGGCTTGTTTTGAGGGCTCCCGAAGGAGGTCCTACTGGATCGTTCAGGGTTGTGTATACGCATAGTATCATGCTGGTTAGCTTTCAACATGTCGTTGTCCACAGACTTCTGAAGATCAAACGCCCGAGAGTTGTAATATTCATTACGTTCTTCGACTGTTTCTTCAGGGATACGAGCAAGCACGAGGTTACCCACGCTTATGACGCCCGCATGTCGGCCGTCTTCTGCGACAGGGGAGGCAAAGTCAGGATGCTCGTCCGCACGTACAAACTCATAGCCCTCACGGAGCTTGCCTGCCACGTTGGTGCGATCTTCCTGATTACCCGCTGCAGTGCGAATCCAGCGGTGCTTGTATCCGGGAGGCGCCGGCGGCGCATCCAAGCGAGAAGGTGGAGCCCACGGCTTGCGGCGTGCGGTTTTGTCGCGGGTGGAAGCCCCACGTCCTGCACGGTTTAGAGACGGTACGCTCAGGCTTTCGTCGTTCATGCTCACTCCTTCACATATTTGGCGTATTCCTCGAGAGGAACACCTAGTTTTTTGGCAATCGCTACCTGACTTGGAGACAGTTTTACGAGCCTGCGTGCAGAGGCAACTCCGGTTCCCCGGTTTGCAGATGCAACCGTTTGCACGGGTCGGTTGCTTCTGGTCGGTTGTTGCGCAGTTACTGCAGGCTTCCCTAATCTATCGGGGAACATCGCCTGCATTCTGCGATTTATCTCATCATAGTACTCATCTGACCTAGGGTCAAATCCTTGATTCTGAACGAGGTCGATGTGTATGCCCCGAACAGAGCTGGTCATCACCACGTCTTTGCCAAACCATGGGTTACTTTCTGCCCATTCCTCTGCTCGCGGATCCAACTCTGCCTGCGGGCGCACAGGCGAAGGAGGGGCCACCGGCTGCCTTGTCTGCGCTGCAGCGTTCTGTGGCGGGACTGCACGCATCTGCGCATCTGCCAAACGAGATGAGTCGTACACCAAAGCGGAAAGGCGTTGTTGGGCCTCTGTCTCGGTGTCCACATCGTTCTCTTCGCGGGCTTTTCGGATCACCTGCTTCAAGGCCATCATCTGCGTTTCAATGCGGCCCTTGGTCTCGCTCATGCGCGCGCCGTCAACTGCACGGTACTGCTCTTCCAACGTCTCTTTCTGAGCGTTTACGTTCTTTGCGTACTCCAGAGCAGCGTTCTCTCGACGCTCCGCTTCCCGCAGCCGGGCCGTAAGCTTGTCGATGCGCTTTTGAACCTCAGAGCCATACGCACGAATCTCCTCCTTGGACTCCGCCCCCTCGGTGACAACGCTAGGCGACTCGGGCTTTCCTAAAAGCTCTGCCTCGCCGTTTTCATCCAAACTCACTGTTTTGGACTCTTCCCCCTCGCCGATCTCGAACTCCAACTGCTGTTCTTGCTTCAACATACACGTCTCCTCAGAAATGCAACACGTCGTCAGGGCTATTCACCTTTCCGATGATCTCGTCATCGTTCAGGAACCTGATCTCCCCACCGTCAATATGGATCCTAGCTCCGGCATATCTGCCAAAGATGACCCAATCCCCTTCCTTGCACCACGGACCGTCCGGGAACTTTGACTCATCCCGGTAAGCCAGCGGGCCAACCTTCAAAACATAAGCACAGGTGGTAGCTATCGCCGCCTTGTCTTGTGTTTCTCGTGTAAGGGCTATCCCCCCTTTCGTGAGCTGTGCCCCTCGGTAAGGCAGCACCGCAATGCGCCATCCTGTCGGGGACGGAATCATGGAAAGGGAGGAATCCAAAACAGCGTTATCAAGGTTTCCTTCAGCGTCGAAGACATCGCCAAAGTTCTTTGGCTTCTTCTGCTCCTCAGCTGCCTTCAATAAACGCTTTTTTTCTAATGCGGTGAGTGGTTCAGTGCTCATGGTGCCCCTTGGCCTCTTGGTGATTAAAAATCGTCGTCAGTCTCTCGTGCCAAGATGTCTTTCACGGACTGTTGCGCGAATCGTAACCCCTCAAGACGACCCATAAGGAAACGATAGCGCTCCATATCGGCTACGCCACCGCCCAACACCATGCTTTCAGTGTCGCGAATAGTCTTCTCAAGCTCACGTAATATGCTTTCTGCAAAGGTACGCATGGAGTTTCCATGAAAGCGGGGGGACTTGAGGTGCCTCCCGAAAACCTGACTGCTTAATAGATCGCTGTTTTCTGGTCCGCGTCTCTGCGCTTGACCATCATGACCGCGCCTTTGGGCTTCTTGATCTCTCCACCCTTGGCCGCCATCTTAGGCTTTCTTGCCTTCCCCGCTTCTTCGTAAGCAATGGCAGCTGCCTGTGCCGCTGCTTTTTTGGCGCTGGAGGGCTTGCTGGTTCCAATGGCGCCAGTACGTTTGTACTTGCCTACCATCTCGCCGATGTTCTCACTGATAGCCTTCTTGCTACTGCCCTTTTTGAGTGGCATTGTCACGTCTCCTCTGCATAAAGTCCGCTGCAACAATTCGCTGTTGAGCCGTTTCTGCTCTCGCTTTCGCAATTTTCTCTTGAGATTGAATTCTCTCACGAGAGGCCTGCATTGTCTGCTGCACTTTCTGGCTGTCCAGCTGGAGACGAGCTGCAGCTTCCTTCGTTCTATTCTGCTCGACTTGTGAACGCAACGCAATTTCCTTTTCTTTCAGCATGACTACGGGGTCAGGCTGATTGCCTTGGCCTGTAAGCCCGTTCTGCATATCACGTACCTGCTGCATGTACTGCGCTGCCTTGAGGGCCACCATGCCTTCTCGCTGGATATCAGAAACCATGCCGTCCGGGTCCACGCCGTACTGCAGAAACAGCTCTGCCTCCACATCTTCTTCCGCCTTGATGCGAACGTGCTCGAGAACGTGCTTTTGCAGCTCAATCGCCGCTTGTGGCAGAGCCTGCAACATGGGCGAAAGGCCCATCATCAGGTGCGTAAGGATATGGGCGTCGTGCTGCTGGCCCGCAAACGCCTTCAGGATCATGCCGTCCAAGATGTCTGCGTTCTCTTGGGCCGGGTCCTTGGGGAACTGGGTGTTCTGTGCTCTAAGAATCCCGTCAATGTCTCGGACGTTCAGCGCAGCGTACACCCGGTAGTAGGCCTCGTACATGTTGTGCATCTGCGGGGCCTGCTGGGCAAGCTGCAACTGCGCCTGTGCCAGCTGGATACGCTGCGCTGTCGAGAAGATGTTCGGGTCTGCTACAGGGAGCACTGCAACAAGGTTGTCAAAGTCTTGACGCTTGATGTACCGGGAGGCTCCGGGCACGTCATAGGGGTATTCGTCCGGCAAATACGTGCCAAAGCCCGCTGCCAGCATCTCGAATTCCTGACTCTGGGCGTAGTGCAGACGCTTGTGGATCGCGGACATGGTCAACGCCCCGCGTTCCAGCAGTGCAATCGTCGTGCCTACCGCTGCCTGCTGGTTTCCGTCTCCGACCTGCATGTCAGTGATGCCTGCAAGACGCCGGCCGGCCTCCACTGTGAACCCCAGAAGCGCAAACAATGTCTGGCTGGGCTCTTTGTAAGGAAGCGGCAACAGGGAAGAGCTAAGTTCTGCCCCGCCCGCGTCAATATCCCGCCACTCGCCCGGCTGGATGGGGTTGCTGTCATCCGCAATGCGCGCGCCTTTGGCTTTGAAGCCCGCAGGCAGGTTCGCCAGCGTTCCAGAGTCCAAAAGTTGACGCAACGCACTGGTGGCCGACTTGGAAAGACCGCCAATCAAGTGTACAAAGCCTAAGCCATACGCTCCGGGGCCCTCCACAAGCACGTAGTGGACAAAAAACTCCTTGCGAAGCTTCAGTTCGTCGTCTTCGTCCCAGTTTCGACGCACACCAACCAGTTTTCCGCTGTTTTCTTCCAGCGTCACAACGTAAGGGAGCTTGATTCCAGTGGGTTCCCCGTCCTCATCAACGTCTTCGAACCCCGGAATGTCCAAGTACACGTGAAATTCCAACAGGAAGATGTCTTCATTCTCTGTTGTGGGGGAAATTCCTACAATTCGGTTGGTCTGAGCCTGAATATCGCTCTGCGGAAGGCTGTTGTCGTCTGACAACTCCAAGGCATCAAGGTACTCGCCTGCAAAAACACGCTTTCGGTAGTCATTTTCGTACATCGCAATGCGGTGCGTGATGCGGGAGCACTGCTGCATGACCGATGAACCCGCGTAGGGGATGAAAAGGTCATCCGGAAGCACCAGTTTTGAGACCATGCGGCCCAACTGCGCATCGAAATACACCTTCTTGAACACTGATCCGCCGTAGCCAAGGTAGAAAAGCGCCTGATCCATCTCCGGCGTGAACTCTTTCATCACCGTGCTGATCTGGTAGTTCATGAAGTCCTGCACTCGAGACGCCTGCTGCGCCTTGTCGAGAGTCTCTTTCCCCATGATCTTGGTGCGAACAGGACCTTCGGCAGGCATAAGCTCTTTCATCGCCTGCGCTTGGAACTGAATCACCGCCTCGGTAAGCATTGGATGCACGGCGCCTGAGGCCCCACGGAAGGGCTGTGTGCGTTCTTCCATGCGGAAGCCCAGCAGACTCAGCCCCTTGGAGTACTGGGACTCCCACTCCTGACGGGAGGACTTGTCCGCCTCGTAGAAAGCCAACATGTCCAACGCTATACGAGCACAGTCTTGGTCAGGAACCAACCCTGCAAGGTTGGCGTAGAAGTCTACGTCGTCCTCGGAGGCATCCAAGGATACTTCAACCCCGCCCTCGTCATCGACCATGATCTCGATGTCAGGAGACTCTGACTCTTCGATCACGATGATGTCGCTGTCTGGCGCAGAATTTAATGCTTTGTCTATGGAGGACATGGTTATTTCCGTTTGCTGGCTGGTTTTTTGTCCAAGAAGGATAGCAGATTTTTCAAATCATCGGGCTGCGTGGTCACTTCGCCTCCTTCTTTGAAAGGTACCCCTCTTGTCATGATGCGGTTCACCCCTTCTCGGCCCTCGGAAGTCTGCTGATCCCACGTGATGGCCAGCACCGGGAAACTGTTACTGCTCCAGTCCTTTGGACTTCTCATCCGGATTTGTTCCACACGGAACCCTTCTCCGAGATCCTTTATAACGTCTTTGGCGTTTTGAGGCACCTTTTCATACAGCTGGGGCTGCGCAGAAAGCGGCGGAGAAGTCAGGGCCACAAAGTTCATGCCCCGATCCATTGCCGACTTCACCGCCGTCTTTATAAACATTTGCTGCAGCGTTTTTGAGTCGGACATCATTCCCGGGAAGGCTTCGTCCAGAAAAAAGTCGCCTGTTCTCCTCTTCCTGTCCGCTTCGGGGGACTGCAGCTCCTTTAATCGCTTCTTTGCATAAACCAGAGGAGTCGTAGACTGCACCACACTATCGGTGCCACTTCGGGACAACCATCTCAACAGGTCCGGCGTATCGACCATGTTAAACACTTCGGGGTAACGCAACGTGTAATCGTTTGCGGTGACCCTCGCTCGCTCGGGGTCGTTTAGTATGGTTTCCAGAAGACCGTTCATCACCTCCTCGTGATGAGGGTTCTGCGCAAATCTGTCCCCGGCCTTTTCCTTCAAGGTCATGGATATCCTACCTTCTATCCCGGGTATTGAATCTCTGACTTCCGCCAGTGTCGCCCCACTGGCAATGCGCCCTTGCTGGGTGCTGATGTCATCTAAAAGGTCAGACTGCATTTCGTGCAGGTAGATGCCCTTGGCGTTGCCTATACCGGAAACGTCCGCTACCACATCAGAGGTGCGCATGAACCCTATCTGCCCGGGGTCCTTGCCTGTCAGGGAGGGGTGCTGCCCGGTGTACTTAGGGTTGACCCCGCTTCTGTCTGCTGGAGCTGCAGTTAATACCCCTCTAAGGTAATCCTCTATCCCCGTGTTTTGAAGCGCAACTGCAAGATCCCCAAGCTTGGAGCTTTCTGCCCGTCGCGCTGCGGATCTTTCTTCTCTAAGCGCTGGCAGGAACACATTTGAGACAAACGCATCCGCCTCTTGGGCCGTGGTGACATCCTGTGGCAACGGCAGTCTATCCAGCATGGCTCTAGTGTCGTAGAGCAGCCCCTGTAAACCATCCTCACGACCAAGCATTTCTGGGAAGCTGAAGCTGTTCTTGAACACGTTCACATAGGCCTGATCCACAACTCGAGAAGGCTCCATGCCCCCTTGCTCGAGGAGTCGGTTTTTCTCCGCATTGAAAGCTTCTGCTGATACGAGGGGTTTCTGAGAATCACTGGAAAGGCGCGCTTCCAACCCTTGCAGTATTCTCTTCTGTTGCTCTCGCCGCGTGACGGTCAGCTCCATCTCGTCAAGAATGCCGTACACCATTTCTCGTTTCTCTACCGGGAGATTCGACATGGGAGTCGCCGCCCAAAACGGCTCCTTAAAATCAGTTAGCCCCTCGTCCCTCTCCCATTGAGAAAGGGTCAAAGACCACGTTTCGGGGTTCCCCGTAAAGTCGTTAAACCTGTCCAGAGCTCTTCTTGCTTCGTCGCGCTGCTCGGCCGAATAGCGTTTCTGCCCGGGCAGTACCGGGCGCGAGAGGACTATCACGCCTCTGTCAGGAGCTGTCTGTGCAGGCTGGCCTTTCCACGGATTGTCCATGCTTTCATGGAAAGTCCTGCCGCCTTCTGATCTAAACATGCTCGGAGTGATTGTTGTCAGCCGAAGATCAGAGGGGTCGTACTCGGCCTGCAACTTCTCCAACACCTCGTTGGGCTGCAGCTTGGTCTTCGGATCAACACCCTCCAGCGCCCGCTGCACGCGCAGTATCTCCGAATTCCTGAACTTGCCGCGCATCTGCGCCAGCAGCTCATCCCGGCCTATCTTGCCGGGCAGGTTGGCAACGTAGGTGTCCAGTCGGCCGACAAAAGGGTTCTCCGTAGTGGGTACATGGCTGTATATCTCCGCCATCTGAGAGCGGGCGGTGGTCGGCGCATCAGCTGCGCTGCTCAAGATATTGTCGAGAGTGTTGTACGCGCCTCCGCCGGCTATCGCCGCCGCCACTTCCGCAGTGAAGTTATCCGGCGCCACTTCGCGCGCGCCCATGGCCGCTAACTCTGAGCTGGCATAGACGGCAGCCTCTCTGTCCACGATGGGCCCCAGCCGGGAAAGCAGCTCTTCGGCACTGCCCGGGGCAGGGCGGCGACCGCGGGGAGTACGGGGCATCGCTTCGCTCATCATCAAGGGCCGTGAGCCGCGGGCCGCGGTCCCCGCTGCGCGAAGTGCCGCTGCCGCCGGCAAGCCGATAGACGTTGCAATGGCTGCCGGGGAATACGGGTCGTAGCCCTCGACGCCAATGGCTTCCTGAATAGCAGAGGAGACCGGGGTGAACGGCTTTGTCTCGAGGCCCAGCTTGTTCGCTCCGGCTTTTATGCCCATCTGAGCAAGGTCCCCCAGCCCGGCCGTCATGTCCAGCGCCGATCCAACTACCGGAGCCGTCACGTTCTTGCCGAAAGCGTCACTGATGCGCATCAGCATGTTGCGGCTGTCCGTTACTTCGCGGTCAGGGGCGCTACTAGCCGTACCGTAGGCAGGAGCAGGGGAGTTGGCC